CGTTTTTACATTTGAAAATGTTAGAGTTGTGTCTGCTGTTAGCGTTTTAGTAAACACTTGAGCAGAAGTAAAATCTACATCACTTGCAGATATAGTTGCTGAAGTGGTAAATTCATCTGCTAATACGTTTGATGTAATTTTAGTTAATGCCATGTTATATTTTTTATATTAGTTTAATTCCGCCGGTGCAGTTGGTTTTGTATTAGGAAAATCAGATGTTGACGGCCAATCTCTTAATTCTTGTCTATATGCTATCCAGGCTGTATAGTTTGGATAATCTGTTAATGGAACTATAAAATCTGTTGCTTTCAGCTCAGTATTTCTCCAAACCGTAGCGTTATCAATTAATTGTTTTTGAAGCTCCTCTTCTTCAGTTCCTATTTCAACAACAGGGCTTTCCCAAAATGTTTTTTTCTCATAATCACCGTTTGGATAAGTTATTTTAACAAAATCTCCTGATATTGGATTATCATTCCTAGCAGGATCAGTATAATTTTCTATTTTGTATTCCATAATTAATATAATTTATAAGCACATCCCACTTTATTTCCATTATAGGTAGTAGCTACGGTGCCTTTCACCTCTACCTTTAAGGTTGAGTTAAATCTTATTTTAGGCAATAACTCTGCCTCTGATGGCGTTGGAATAGTAAATTGCTCATTTGAACTAGCTGCCCAAAATCCTTTAGTTTGTTTGTAACTGCTATTATTTTCAAACCACCTATCAACATGCGCAAATAAACCTCTATCCGTAGTGCTTGGAAAAAATGGGAGTAAAGCACCTAATATTGGATGATAAGCTCTATATTGATATGTTGCATTATTTATAGGACCTATTTCAGTAGCGACCCCATCAATAGTTACTTTTATATATTGTTCATGACCACCAATAAAGTAGTATTCAGAACCACCAATAACGTGAAATAAAACACCACCATTAGAACTGCTTACATCTACAATAGTTGTATATTCAGTTGTTGAACTTGTTTGGGTAGTATGTGCGTATTGGTTGGCGTAGTGTGTCCAAAATTCATTTTGCTCTGACTGGTAATAACTACTAGCACCATACTTAATATAAAGAGAATTTGACCTAGCACTAAGTCTTGGTAAGTCAGCTGCTGTAGCTACTGTAGCTACACTACTTGCTGGAAAAAAATCTGATATATTTGCCATATTATATTTATTTTATGCTGCCGTACCTTCTACGCCAATTAATATCCATCCTTCCGCTGATCCTGAATAAATCATTTCAAAACCAGAGCTTAATTTATCTATTGTCAAGTCTGATGCGGCCCCCATTATATTTTCTCCATTACGAGCAATAATGCAGGTTGCAACACTTGATCTATTTGAAATCTTAATACTATCTCCATTAGATGGTGATGCTGGAAGTGTTAAAGTTAAATTTGCAGTTAATACATATAATGTATTAGCCACTGCTGTTGTATTTGTAGAAATAACAGAAACTGCATAGCTTGTGCTAACATTTGAATCTATTGTAATATTAGACCCAGATGGGGTTACTGTTATATCATTCCCGCCAATAATATTTAAACTTCCAGTTAATGAATTTACACTATTTACTGGACTTGATGTAACGTTAGCTATTACGCCAAATGTTACAACTTCAATTGTATAGCCATTAAGAGGAGCTGTTGTAAATGCAAGTGTAGTATCTGTAATGCTATACGTGCTTTTCTCTTGGTATACCCCTTGAATAAAAACAAACGAATTATCTACGCTAACTCCTTGAGTTAATGTAAAGTCCGTTTGCGATCCAGTTCCTGTAAACTGATTAGAAGCAATAGAAGAATAATCTACTGCTGTAAAGTGAACAACTTCAATAGCACTTCCATTAGGTGGCGCGGTGGAAAAAGTAATGGTTGTGCCAGAAGTCGTATAATTGTCTTTAGACTGATAAACTCCGTCTATGTATACTTGTGTACCGTTTTCGTCTGTAACGTCCTTAGAAGCCGTGTAATCGACTGTAGTGCCATTCCCTGTAAAAGAGTCTGTGTATATTTTAGAATATACAGATATAAAATGCACAACTTCTACTTCAACCCCTAATGGAACCCCTGTAAAAAATGTTATTGTGGATCCACTTGCCGTATAGTTAGATTTAGCTTGATACACACCATCAATATAAACTTGAGTATTAGAACTTGACGTTATTGGTGATGTTATCGTAAAAGCAGTTTGATTTGCAGTAGCTGTAAAGACGTTTCTTTCTATAGATAGTGTAGCGGCTCCACTTCCACTACTTGTAGAAGATATTGTAATTAAGTTACCAGCTTGTGTTACGGTTGTATCTCCACCACCTTCTAATGTAACAGTACCACTAACTTCATTTCCTGCTGTACCAACAGTAGTTCCAGCCGGAATATTAACGGCAACGTCAGTAGCACTTGTTATTCTTCCGTCTGCACCTATTGTTATTTGAGGTATATTAGAGGCGTCTCCATATTGACCTGCTATAACACCACTGTCAGGCAGTATACTTGCTACAGTAGAATTAACCCAATAACCTAGCGCAGAATCATATCTTATAATATTTTTATCCGCTGTTGATGTTAGCAATACATCATGTATTTCTCCTAGTTCAACACCGTTTTGTATTTTAACAAATATACTTCCGTTATTCTGTTGACATCGCACGGCGTAGCCTACAAATACAGCGTGATTAGGTGTGGTGGGTGGAATATTAGTAATCTGCCCTGCAGTTGTTGATAACCATAATGTTTGTCCTGGCGTAAAAGAGCCTGTATTTATTCCTTCAATAATACCTTCTAATACAACTTTGCCTGTTGAATTATGATTTATTGTTTCTGCCGTTATTGCAAAAGTTTTAGAGGAGCCAGCCTCTGTTGCAGCAGTTGATAAAGCAATAGTAACGTGATCCGAAGCACCTGAGCCTCCGCTAACATAAACAACAGAACCAATTGGTATTGGTGAACCTGTTTCATTTCTTACTTCATAGGATATTATTGAAACCTCAGAAGTAACGGCTATATCAGCCCAGTTAGTTGTACCAGTGGCAGCATCAGTTAATTTAATAAACTGTCCAGTTGTGCCTATTGCTGGAGGTAAAGCATAGGCATCATTTATTTTTATATTATTAAGAAACCGACTTGCCATAATTTAAATTATAATTTTTGAATAAGCACTCTAATATCATTAGATGAGGGTGCTGTTGCAAATGCTATAGTAATCTGATTAATAGTATTTCTAATTACATCTGCATATACAGTTTCAAATGAAGAAACATCGTATAGCTGTACTATAACATCTTGGGATCCTAAGTTGTGATTTACTGGATATGATAAAGTAACACCATCTCCAATAGATGTTTTAAATGTAAAATCACTAAAGTTTAAAGCCGCGTCATAGGTTTTGACTCTATTATCAGTACCTGATAAAGTTTCAGTAATTGTTAGACCTGATCCAGCGGAAGAAGTTACCGTAACATTCTCAATAGAATCTGCATAGGTTGAAATTCTTTCGTAAGCACCTGTATTTTGTTGTATAGTCCAGACTCCAGCTGATTCATCCCAAATTAAACTTCTATTAGGACTTGTCCCTCTTTTAATTTCAATACCAGCGTCTTGTGTGGGCGCTGCTGTTTCTCCTGAATTTAAAAGTATAATATTATCACCAATATCTACAGTAGTTGAATTTACAGTAGTTGTTGTGCCATTAACAGTCAAATTTCCAGTAATAACAGCGCTACCAGTAACTCCTAGATCATTTGTTACAGTAAGATTATTGCCAATAGTAACATCATTAGGTAAGCCAACAGTAATACTATCGCCATTTCCAAAAGTGCCTAGGCCATTAGTAGTTGTTACTTCTACTTCATTTGTAGTGCCCGCAATACTAACAGAGATGTTTCCAATTGCGCCTGTTACATAATCATAAATTTGATCGCCCGTAGCTAAGGCAGTGCCACCATTTGTAACTGCTGCTGTAACTATAGCTAGAGATGGGTTTGGTCCATTAGGGTCTGTGATGTCTAATGTAGTAGCTGTAGATGTTACAACACTTTTAATATCTCCTGAAGCATCAACCCAAATAGTGCCATCATAAAAATATAATCTACTATCGGTAGAGTTATAATATAATTGACCCTCTACAGGATTTGAAGGGGGTGTTGCTAACTTATGAATTACGCCATTTTGTAGCTCATTCTTATTTAAGTCTATGTTATTTAAATACTGTATTGCCATCGTTGTTAGTTTAAATACGCTTTACCTGCAAAGGCCGCTGAAAATGTTAATGTTATTTGGTTTAATGAATCATATTTTATTTCACCAATTACAACTGTTTCTGCTGTATCTACAACAGACACTGATGGAAATTTACTTAAGTTGTGTAATATTGTCCAAGTTGTACTTGCTGATATTTGGTTGTGAACATAAGTTGCAGTGAATATAGTGGCATTATCCTCTATATAAGTAGTAACCGCTGCTAGTGTAAAATTTACTGTAGCATCTCCATTATCTCCATCAGACCCAATAAATTTGTCATTAGGTGATAAGCTACCATCTTTTATATAGGTTGATATTCTAGCCATTATTTGTGCATTTTATTTCCAAAAACTTTTTCAACTCCTCGTGAGCCAAAATAGCCTCCAATTACTATCGTTAATAGTGATGTTATATTTTCAAGAGAATAACCCATATACCACCCAGCAACATAAGATATAACTAAAAAGACCAATGTTAAAGGCCTAACATTGGACGCAAGCCAAGAACCGGATCGTGCATCTGCTACCCATCTTCTTGTTATGCCATCAATTTCAGACCTTTCCATTTTTAATTTTTCCAGCGCTATTTCTTTATCCGAATCTGTCATTTTAGATCCCCCAATAATAGCTTCAATAACTGAACCAATAGGTGTATCACCTGCAATAGCTCCAACTACATCTGGAATTTTATTAAGCAAAAATTGTCCGACAGCTGTGTCTTTAAATTTTTTCTTTTCTTCCATTATTTTTTCTTTCTGCCCGGACGTGTTTTACCTGAAACAGCTGAAGGTAGATCACCAATTTGATTTCCAACTTCTTTTACAGCACTTCCAACATCTTGTAATTCTTCTTTAACTCTTTTTGCTTTACCTTTAATTTCTATAATCCCTTCTTCAATTGCATCCGCAATCATATCTCTGTCTGCATCCCGGACTTTTCCGGTATATAAATAAACTAAATAAAAATTTAGTCCAATTGATAGAGCTAACAAGAAACTTAAAATAGTAATAACTGTGTTCATAATATAAAATTTAAATTAACAATTCCATCTTCTGCGAGCTGCTTTACCTCTTTCTCCGGTCCAGCCTTTTGATCTTGCACAAAATGATTTTCTTCGTTTTGCAGCTTTACTACCTGGTTTTAATTCGGAAGGAGGAGTTGTAACTGCTGTTTGTAATTTACTTCCTGGGTTATCACGTCTATACTTAGCCGTGCCTTTTTTTGTCATACCACCTCCTGCAGCAGCACCTGTACCTGTAGGCTTAGCTTCGTTGTAATATCCTAAAGATTTTTTCTTTGAAGGTGCAGGCGGTTTATCTCTTTTAAATAATGCTCCTGATTGCTGAATTTTTGAAGTGATTGGTTTATACATTTGTTATATCTTTATATGCGGTTTTTCCATTATTTCTATACGCTAGTAAACAGCGTCCTCTATTCTCACTATCAGAAACGTAACTAACATGAATCCAGTCAGGATTTTCATCAGTACCAAATTCCCAAACAAGTTGGTCAAAGTTTAGATTTTCTTTTATATAATGGTACATTTCTGCGTTTGTTTTGTGCCCAAAAGTATCATCTAAATCCATTGCTCTTCCTTCTCTGTGTTGAGAACGTTTTGCACCTCCAATAGCTTTATTTAACTCTTCACAACGAAAGAAGCTAGTTACTTTAATAGGACCTCCAACCCATTCTCTCAATGGTTCAAAAATTTTTTCTGCAGTAACCACCATATTAGAAAGCTCATACTCATTTGGCTTGTTCTCAATTTGCAATCTTGTTGCAGTATCGGATCTAACTCCTTCTTGATAGGTAACGTGTTCTGAAATTTTCATATTAAATTAGATTTGCTATACACATCTATTTGCGTGTAATATTTTTATTTCCTCTTTTAGCACATCCACAGCTTCCAATAGGCTTCATACAGGTTTCACAAACCTTACTTGGAGCTTTCTTTTGTGCGTGCACTTTTTTTGTAATAGGTAAATCCATGACTATTTCTTTTTTTGTTTTTTATATGCTTCTTTTTCCCAAGGAAGATTCTTTGCACCTTCACTCATTGTTTTACGCGGGTACTTTTTATTATTCCAATATACATAGCTTTCGTCATATGATAATGACCCTCTATCTATCTGATCCTTATGCACTTTTTCGTGGCTTATAGCAATTTTCTGTTGGACAGGTGAAAGCTTTTCATTTATAATTATAGTACCATCATTCAAAGTTTCTCCATGAACTTCTCCTAGGTCTTTTTTAATTATAACTGGCTCTCCTTTAATAAGTGAACCGACATTACTTTTCATTTTATAACCCATTATCTTTCCATGTCTTTGTTCATATCATCTATAGCGGAGTTAAACACTTTATCAGTGTAACTTTTATTTTTATTAAAAATACTACGTCTTGATATTGGTAAGTCTTCTGTTCCTAATAATATTCTATATATCCTGCTAATCATATATCTACATTTAGTAGATGTCTTGTAAACAGTATATTTTATTGTACTTCTATTATGCTTTGCAAATTCGTCAATCCAACCATTCTTTCTTAAGCGTTCCCATCGGTTTTTATCCCAAGAATATATATAGGTTCCTTTTAT